CATACTAGGACTTTAGCTAAAAGCCATTGATCACTGGCTTTAATACAGGTTCTAAGTTACCTATTCTACGTCTAGAATTCTTTAATTTCAATATTTTAATCCTTCACACATTGTTTTGATAAACCCATTACTTGCTTGTTCTCTGTTTAATTTAATTTTTTTTAATCTTAGTAATCTCAATTGTGATTTTGTTAATGCCCTACCACCATTTAACTTTTTAAAATGATTTATATTTAAAATTTGATTATCTTTATTTATATAAACATACATGTGTGTTGCCATTATTACTCCTTTACTTTTTTATTTTTCATTACTACTTTTGTTATAATAATATAGGCTATTACTGATGCAATACTCAGTGCAATTACACCCATTAATAACATACCTAATCCATATGATGCTGTCATTAATGCTCCTTGTAACTTACTTGTTTTATTGAACGACTCCAACAG